TTACTGATAAGTTGAATAGCTTGCATATCTTTATTTATTCATCTTTCTTGCTAATATACTGAACTGATCAATTTCAGAATCAAATTTAATGACTTTGTATTGAGAGAAATTGAGTATTTTTTTAATTACATCTTCGCAAAATACATGATGGTGCAGCGCCCTATTGTTGATGTTGTTAAGAGATCTTTGAGCAAATTTAACTATATCACCGGCCCAGGGATCAAGATCTATATCATGCAGTTGTATAATTTCCTGAAAATGAGTCATATCATCTTCGCCAACATTTGTTTCATAATCATGTAAAAGATGTTTTAATGTTGTGAACGGGCGATTGCGATCAAAATTTCCATCTTTTTTAGGAAGTAATAATAAAAGAAGCCCGTTAGGAACAGTTACTCTATTCCATTCTTTTAATGCTTTTATAGGATTAGCAATATGCTCTAAGCTATGACTACTCAATACTATGTCGTATGTTCGGCTTCTAATTTTTTTTAAATTAGTAGCTTCCATGACAAAGTTTCTACCCATTCTATCTTGATAATAGTTAAACTCAATAGTGAGTTGATGTCCCCAGATCGTTTTGTTATTCCAATTAATGTTGTCTAATGTAGATAAATTGGCATAGACCCCTCGCGAGTTTAACTGAGGGCTCGGACCGCCAATTTCTAAGCCTCTTAGTCCCTTAACTTTAGAGGCAGGAAATAATGGATTAGGTAAACTTGTGACTAACAAGTCTGTATGATCTACTTTCACTGTTATAATGTTGTATTGATAAAAATTGGCATTGGCAATACTATATCGTCGTATTGGTCTTCTCGCATCTTATCATATAAAACAGGATCCCAATCTTGTAATAACATTGCCATTCTAATTGCCAATAAAACACTGCTAACCAAATCATCGTTGCTACCAACCTTGCCTTCAAAACTAACGCCTTTAGCAATATAAGTTTTTAATTCACTGATAAGTGGTTTACTATAAAGTTTAAAAATTTTAGTTTCAATAAGTTGTTTCAACTTGGCACAAGCAGAAATTTTACTTGTATGAGTGGTATTGAATCCTTTTCGGAATCTTCTTACATGCCCTCGTTTTACAGGTTCACTTAGAAAAAGACCCGGTATAGTTTCTTCTCCTATTTCATTAATAGCAATAAGGGCAGCTTCGCCAACTGTGTTATTTTCAACACTGTAATAAAGTGTAGGAGTATGCCCTCTGCTTTGGCATTCGTCGGCAATGTACTTACAAATATCTCTAAGTATTTTAACCTGTCCTTGAACCGGAGTTAGATTATGATGCCATTCGCCGACCTGTTCAAATGTAGGAAGTTCAAGAATTTGAATAGCCGACGGATCTCCGCCAGTTCCTAAACTTGGATCTAAAGCAACACAAAATGTTTTTTTAGGATTTATTTTTTTATACCAACGCACTTGTCCCATACGCAACAATGGATCTATGCCCTCTAACTCTGCTAGTACAAGACTACTAATAAGTGTTTCGTCAAAGACCAAGAATTCACAATTGTGTTCTCGCCTAAATCTTTCTTCGCCGATGCGACTTCGTTCTTCGTTGGCCCACTTCTCGTCTCGGTCAGGATGCTCATTCCAAAATGCTCTGAAAGGGAAGAATCCGTTAGCTCCTACGGCTGCTTCGTTGCCTTCGTCGTCATATTTCTTGTTTGCTTCTTTCCAAATGGTAGCAAATTGATCTTCGTCGCTGTTAGGCGTTGATGTAATAATAGCCTTGCCGCCGGTAGCTAGTGTGGGCGAAATAGAAGTCCAAAATTCTGTAGCAATGTTGGGTTCAACGAACGCAAACTCGTCAGCATAAAGTAATGACAAAGACATACCGCGACCGGTAGTTTCTGTAGTTGTCTGTGCTACAATACGGCTACCATTATCAAACTCTAAACTTTGTTTGTTATAGCTGGTAACACCGCACCGAATATGATCAGGACATAATTCGTAGGCATATCTAATACGCTGCATAATTTCTTGGGCACCTGTGTACTTGTGAGCAGCAACAAGTATTGTGCTGTCAGGAACAAACATGGCGTACCATAAAAGATAACCAGCAGCGGTAGTTGTTTTACCTGTCTGACGAGGCAGCAAGTTGACATTAAAACGATGCTGGTGATAGCTAGCTACCAATCTTTTTTGATAATCAAAGGGTTTGTATTGAAGTCTACCTTTGGTAGGATGTTGTATATAGAAAAAATTGTTTAAGAAGAAATGAGGACCATCGATAGGGTCTGAACATTTTGCTAAGTGTTCGATGTCTTCTTCTGTAAATTTCTGCGTAGCATGAGCAGTTTTTACAAGTTTGTTGTCAATGTTTTTTGATCCCATAATTTTATTTACTGTTTGTTAGGATTGTAACCGGAAAGTTTAAAACATGAAAAATTAGTAGTTAGCACCCATCTGTCTTCGCCGGCATTGCCATTATGTACCTCAGTTCTGTGGTCTATCCATCCCGGAAACATTAGTACATCGCCAACTTCGACTTCCACGGTATTAAATGTTCCCGGTTCTACTTCTCTAGCAAAAAAATTCCAATATTTTTCATTAGGGTCTAAGAATTCTATTCTTCCTGAATTTTTTGGAACCTTAAGATAAGCAACTACTGACATAGCAGCATGACCGTGATTATGCGTATCAGTTCTTCCACCAACACCGTGCCTATTAACCCAGCTATCATTTATCCAATACTCGATAGCAGGTGTGAATCGCCATTCTGAAAACATAATTTCCTCAACTTGCGGAATTAACCAATCGTAGAACGGTTTGAATATAGATAATTTATGTGGTGCTCCACCTCTATACATTACACTACTTTGAGCATCGCCCAACTCTAAATATGAATTATGCTTAGACATAGCTGTGCTGATTAAATTTTGGCATACCGGTAATAATTTGTCAAAGTCAAACCCATCATAGTGACTTTTAAAAATAAGTCTTGGAAAAATTTGTTGATTTTTTACAACTATGGTCATAGCTGTAATTATGAAAAAAATAGCACCCTAAGGTGCTATTTTGATTGAATTAAAATTTATTATTCTGTTTCGTTAATAAATTTTTGGTATTCGGACATTAATTGGCTTTGAAGTTGTTCCATTGTTGGAAAAGCCTTTGGTGCTGTTCCGTCCATTCTATCTCCCTGCCCAGGTTGATTTTCTTGATGAGCATATTGATTAGCATCAACAGTAGGTTTATGATTTGGATCAGCTGGATTAGAATCTACGCCGGGTATAGAACCGGGCGAATCTTCGTCGGTTTCTTCATCGCTGTCAACATCCCCGTCGTCATCGTCATCACCAGGATTTAATTTATCAATAACACTACGCATTTCGTCGCCGGCTGTAGGAGCAGGTCCTTGCTGTGTGGTAGGCTCAGCAGTAAGAGGTTCATCATCAATTCCGAGATCCTGCGAGCCAACTTTATGAACACCGGCTAATGCCATGATTGTGTTCAACATACCGGCAACCTCTTCGCCCGAAGCCCCGGATGCTGTTAAACTTAGGTTTGCCGGGACCGGCGGGTGTTCGTGGCCCATACCCATCATGCCTACCTCAGGCATCATACCACATTCTTCAACAGGCTGAACACTCTCTTTTACAATATTTGGATTGGCTGCGTCAAGCTCGGCTAAACGCTTCATGACATCGATCATTTGCATAATTATTTCCTTCTTGGGTCCGGAGCCTGAACAACAGGTGCTACTGTATTAGCAGGGCTATCGGTATTAAATTTAGCGACACCCTCTGTAGGAATTTCTTCGCCACGAGCCTTACGCTGTAATTTTAATAAATCATTTAATTCTTTTACAAAGCCTGAATTATACTTGTCACCGTAATGTTCTTCAAATTGAGCATTAGGTGATTCTTTGTATTCGGCATCATCAAGTAATGCGCCTTCGCGCTTTGGAGCATCTTGATTTTGGTATTCTTCGCCGGGCTCTCCGGGTCTACGAACAACCAAGTGACTCTTGCCTACTTTTAACTCTGTGCTAATATACTCAGTTAATTCTTGCGGAGTTGTGGGATAATCGAGTGTTACTTCATAGATATTAACTTCACAGTTTTTAACTTGTGGAAAATCTAATGGAAGTGCTTGAATAGGAGTTTGAGACTTTTTGAATGTGCCTTTTTCACCGACGGAATAACGACCCAACAAAGATTTTAAAGTTTCTTCTTGTTCGTTGGTTACCGCACCGGCAATTTTAATCTTAAAATCCCATTGTCTTTTTGATTCGGCAAGATATGCTTTAAAGTTTTTCATAGTGTATTATTTATTCAAATTTTTAAGTTTTGCCAGTATGGAATTACGATCTGTAAGAATATACCCCTCGCCTTCTACTGGTTCGGCCGTGTTATTTTTCTTATCTATTGACAGCTTTTTGAGTTGTAAATCGACCATTTTTAGCTTTTTTTCAATTTTATTTGTTTTAGCTGTAATGGCAGCATTCATCATTTGGGCTGCTACTTCAAACATTCTAGCACCATACCGGGCCTCTACATTCATACCTAGGTCCATAAGATCATCGTAGGCCTGTTCTGCTTTTGCTGCAAGGGCATCTAATTCAGAATCACTCACATCGCCTAGGCCTTTAACCCTTGGCAGTGCTGCGGCAATTTTATCAAATTCTTCAAGTTTCTCTTGAAGATCTATTGTAGGAATTTCGGGCACAGTTTCTTTTTCAACCAGCGGTTCTTCGCTCGGTGGTAAGTTTAACAAATCTTCTAATTTCTTAGTCATACCAATACTTATCGTTTTTTCTTTCCGTTATGGAAAATATCATTTTCGTTTATTACACGAAATCGTATGTTTTGATTCTGACACCATTTTCCTGCTGCGTCCCACTTTGCCATATTTTTAACATACTGAGCCTGGTTGTAGGGATTTTTACCAACTCGTTCTTTTAACATTTGATTAGCAGGTTTTATTTCAATAATCTCAACATGCTTTTTCATGTTTTGATCTAAATATGAAATTAAAAAGTCGGGCACATAAACTGTTTGTTTTCCTGTTAATGGATCTCTATATGGTATCTTTACTGGTTCGCTGGCCCATTGCTGTATACTAGGATTAAAATCGCAAAACTGCATAAAAGTAAGTTCCCAGCTACTTCTGTACATGGGTTTTTTATTACCAACATATTTTTCAGGATTTTTAACAATGTAAAAATCTTTAGCAAAACTCATTGTCATGGACGAATATTGCGTTGAAGGTGAATGGAAGGAGTATATCTATTAGCGTAACCTAAAAAACTTGTTTTTATTCGATTGTAATTTAGAATTTCGCTTACCAATGCACTTATTTGCACTGAACTAAATCCTCGAAGAGTATCTAAAATAGCCATTGGATTTATTGAATCAATTTTTGATTGTTTAATCAAAATTGAACTTATTTGTTCTGAAGCAATTTGTTCAAATCCTTTGGCTTGAAAAAAGCCAACCATTGCTGCCAGTACATTTGAATTTATTTCTAAAGGTTGATTATAATACAAATCAAACGCCTGTACCACACTATCTTTTTGAGGAACTTCGGCAGACGGAAGATTACTGTAAATTGAAGTCATTATTAGCCACCACCGTCTTGTGTTAAGTTAACTTGAGATGCTTGAGTAGTATTGCTCACTGAGTTATTATTACCTGAAAATAAATTTATACCTAACCGGCCGAGACTATTTAAACCAGCCGCACTAGCTCCTGTATTCACGGACTGTCTAATACCACCTGGTTGATTACCAGTTGCTTGTATCTCTCCTAGCACACCTTTAAGAATACTGTAGCCTTCTGATTTGATCCCTGCTTTACTTAATGCCCCTATATTTTTTCTAACATTGTTGGCTTGAAGTATTGCTTCAAAGTAATTGCCTTTTTCAATACTACCTAACACCGATTCTGCTCCGGCAATTAATCCACCAGGACCAAAAATTGTTTTGGTACCATTGCCACCTATACTTAACGGGCTTGGACTTGTGTCGTAGTGTACGGTGGCAAAACCTGCCGGAGTATCTTTTTTAACTGAACCAGAATTAAATAGCACGGTTTCATAGGCCAAAGTCATTCTGTTAGATAGTATTTTTCCCGCTTCGGATTGATCAACTGTGTCGTGCGCCCAATCTACAATTTTAGGATTTACAAGTGTATACTGCGTAAATCTATGTTGGTGTAAAACATAGATATCAATTGATTGAAAAAATTCAGCAGCGGTATTAGTTCCGTATTGAGTAGATAATTTAGTATTATAACCGTAAGGATAACTGTCTGTGCTAAACTTAGTGTCATTAAACTGAGGTGGAACACCTGCCGGTAATTTTGTCTGGGTACTACTTCCGCCGTAATTGCTGTCGGCATAGTAATACTTAAAATAGTTGACCCATAAGTCTCTTGTTATATTACTATTATCGTCATGGAATTCCATGTTTATATTATTATACTTGATTGATTTTTGAATAATAGTTTTTCTGTTGTATTGATTTACAACTTCAGTTTCAACACCAAATTTTGGAAGATCTACTTTTTTAACTAACAACCCTACTTCTTTTGAGTTCCAGCTTTTATCTTTGATTGCAGCATTGTTTAAATTTAATACAACATAATATAAGAAACCAACTTTAGGTGCCCTTGCGTAGTTATTTCTTACATATAGTCTGTTAGCGTGTTGGTAATCCTTAAGGTGAGGTTGATCTCCAAAAATTCCGTTACCGACACTGCCTAAAAAATTTGTAAATGCGTTTGACATAATATTATTTAGTTCATAAAAAAGCCCGGAAATAATCCGGGCTTTTTAACCAATATGGTTTTATTAACCTGTAATTAAAGAACGAACTGTTCTTCCTACAGCTATTCCTAGACCGTTTGGTTCGCCTCCTGGTGTTGCAACTTGTATTGCGTTATCGTAGGTTACTGAAAGATCTATTTGTACTGGCTCGTTGCTAGCATAATCGGCATTTGAATAAGTAACTTGGTTTAGATAACAACCCACAAATTCAAATACTTCAAGAGTTTGCGGAGTATAAGCGCCATTGCCACCATCAAGAATTTCAACAACCATTTTAAACTTATAATCAATACCCGATGCGGCAGCACTTTGCTCATAAAAATCAAACTGCTTTTGTAACTGTTCGGCTACTTTAAGACTGACTTGCCCTGAAACATCATCGCGAACTACAAGTTTTGCTGGAGCAAAGCTGTGCTTGCCAGCTAATTTTACTGTACTGTTATACACAGGAATCTTAATTTCTTCAAATGTAATATCAGGACGAGTAACATTCATTACTTGTTTTGTTAGTTCTGTCGCAGGAGTACCAGCCACACCAAAATTTTCAAGTGTCACTCTGAAGCGATATTTTAATTTTGGCATTAACAAACCTTGAGCACTGCTACTTTGGTTTGTTGATAGCGGAACAGTAAATTTACTTAAACTTGTTACAGATGGCATTGTAAGCTCCTTATATTATATATTTACCTATTATAGACCGGCAGCAATTGCCCCTGTTTTCTTAATTCTCAAAGGAATATAGATAAACTCAACTGCCTTGACTGGTTCAACAGCTATGTCTAACCATAGCTCAGAACGATCAATTCTGGCTGGAGTATTATTGCTTGTGTCACAAACAACAACAAAGTCATACAAGGCACGCTGTCCTACAAGTTCAAGTAGCAAACTTTCAGCAGCAGCTTTAATTTCTCTACGAGTTTGAGCATCGTTTGGCTCAAATAGGTATGGCTTAGCTAAAACATTTAATTGATATCTTAAGAACGCCACTAGTCGAGCTACATTAATACGATCTAACGAACTTGATAGTGCTTGTCTTGTGTACTGACCAAAGTTAACCAATCCTGCTCCGGGTAGTGTAGCAATTGGGTTGATCTTAACACCTGCTAAGACATCTCTTAATCCTTGATAAAGACTAACTGTTTTAAACTCACCGCTTTGGGCATCAATGTAACCAACGCTGGTAGCGTTGTCAACACCGCCTCTACGCAGACCGGCAGGAGCAAACCATGGATATGATTTGTTGTCACTGTTGATAAATGTGCGTAGCATCATATGGCTTGGTGGTACCACAATATTATTTCCAGTGTTATCAGTGGTGTAACCACTTGGATAGAACATGGCCATATAACTATCATGGCTTATACCGCCGTCATCGCCGTTGTCATAGGCTAGATTTGTATTATTACCCCAAGCAGCAAGATCGGTTCCAGTTGCCGGTAATCTAAATGGTGTGTCACCGATAACAAAGGCTGTTTGTCCTCTATCGGTATTAAATGCTATCATGTTTTGAATAGCCTCTGGGTAACCCGGTGAAGCAATCAAATTAAACACCACTGTATCAGTATCACGGATTCCTTGGTTGGTATCAATCGTAGCCTTTAGAGCTGCAACCACAGCAAATCGCTGTGCCCAACGACCAAATCGACCACTACCGTCCTCATTAATGCTATGTTGAGAGACCCAACGGTTAGCATTATATGGGCTTACGCCATTCATAATATCAGAACCGTCAATGGTATATCGCGGATTAGCACCGTTGTTAGCGTTAATATTGATATAGTTTTTAATATACTTTTTAACATTGAATCCACGGCGTGTATTCCATAGTCTCATTCCTCTTGGATATAAACGAGGATCTGGACAATCTGGGTCTACATAGTCGTATGTTAAAAGTTTTCTTGGTGTGTCTGGATCAATATCTTGACCTGCTCCGCTCCAACGAGCATCGGCAAATAGCCAACCGTTTGGTGTTGCTTGATCTGTGACATCCTGTTCTTCCCACATAGAAGTGGCGCCGTTGTAAACATAAATATCTTTGCCATATCTTTCCATATTCGCGGTACTTACCCAAATATCACCTGTAACTAACGATCCGCCTAAACTTTGTTGTGTAGGCTCAACCGCAGCAACAATTGGACCATTAGGATCTGATAACGGGAATACATTTCTATAACCGCGCCAATTTCCGTTGCCGTCGTTAACTAAAATATCAACTTCGTCAACATTATTGTTAAACCATAGTGTACCGTCTTCTGGACCAGTTTCAGGAACTGTAGCCTTTGCTTCAAATACCAAAGGTCTCCAGTTAGAAATTAACCATGTAAATGAATCGCCTGATGGAGCAGCAAGTAGGTTAGGAGTGCCTGCTTTTGTTACAGGATTGTATGCTACCCAGCCTGGATAGGCAGCGGTAGCTTCTACCGCCGTAGCAAGAGGTGTATGTGTACCATCTAACAACTCAAAGTCGCCGCCCAGGATGTGTGTAAATGTTAATGTTCCGGCGTCGGCATCATACTCGGCGGTAATGTTGCTTAACCCGGCAGCACTAACAGCAGCAGGAATTGATTGAGCAACTGGTGTTGTTCCTGATCCTGGTACCGTAACCGTAACATTTGATCCAAATGTGCTAGTTGTTGTTAAACTTTCTCTAACAATGAAAGTGCTAGCAGCTGCCTGTGTATTGTCCGAAACGGCAAATACGACTCGGGTTGGCCCGGCAGAATTTCTTCTATAAACTTTGAAATTGGCAATTTCATTGCTACCAGTAAGGTTGTTAATGTTGCTATCAAAGAATACTGTACCTACTGGAATACTAAGTCCGCCGCCAGCACTATCTAAGGTACTTAGGGCGTTAACTGTGCTGGTATAAACAGGTGCGCTAACAGAAGTCCATGTTTTTGTTACAGCATTGTAGTATTTTACTGAATAATTTGCTCCTAGCCCCGGAGCAGTGGTTTTAACCCACACACTACCTGTAGCAATGCTATTATCCCAATCTGGGTATGAATAGTGAGGCGCTACCAATAATGATTTGCCGCCGTTGAAACCTCTTTGAACTCTTACCCATGCGTTAGATGAAGCTGTAGTTTTATACCATAATACAATTTCATTTTCGCTTGTTACATATACAGCATAGTTTCCTTGCTGACCAAAGCTGTCATTAGGTACGCCGCTCGTTGAAACAGAAGCATAATTGGTATTATTAATTACCAAGGGTTTTTTATTGTTAAATTTAAGTGTACTGGAATTCCATTCAAATACTCCATAAAGAGAATTAGCTGTATCTAGCCAATAAGTACCTGCTACTGGATCGCCAGTTGGTTCCTCAGCAGAAGGTTTTAATTGTGCTAGGTCGACATCAGCACGAACGACATAGGCTTTAGAACTTACACCAAGTAAACTATAAGCGGCTTGGAGTCCGTATTCATTAAGTTCATTACCGTGTAACGAATTACCGCTATTGTCGGTATAAAACAATGGAGTTCCAAAAGTATCTGTAAGATCTCGTTGGCTGGTAATTACATATACCTTGCCTGCGTTAGCCTGCATTGTACCTTTAGCCGTTCCTGTCCCAGAAGCATTTTCCTTATCTTGTGCGGTTGCTACCACTATCAAAGGAACTGTTCCCGGAGCAGCGGGTGTATAAAAACTTTCATCAATTACTGATACTGAAATTCCTGGTGAACTAAGTTGAGCCATTATTGATCTCCTCAATGGATTTACTCAACTTATTTAGTGAAAACCTGGTAAATTTTGTCGGTTAAATAAGATGAAAAGGGAAGACAAAAGGGCGCATGAGAAAACTTTGTAAAAAATGCCAGATAAAACCTGTTGCCGTTAATTATTATAAAGAAGGGAAACCTTTTTATAGATCAATCTGCGACCATTGTAGTAAGGGAAGAAAAAAAGAAAGGCCTCTATGGGCCTTGGCAGGTTATAAGAAAAAATCTATTTGTGAAAAGTGCAATTTTTCTAGCAAGTATCCTGAACAGTTCAATGTATTTTATGTCGATGGCGATCTGACAAATAATAGGTTTTCAAACCTTAAGACGATATGTGCAAACTGTCAAAGACTTTTACATAAAGATGGCGCTCGCTGGCGGCAAGGTGATCTGACACCAGACTTTTGATTTGAGAATATAAGGTATCAATAGATCCGTTATTATCAATTACAGCGTCAAAGTTAGTTCCTGCCCAGGAATATTCGCTAGCGTGAATTTTGTTATCAGCCAACCATTGAAGAGCTTTTTTATCACCAGAGTTGGCCTGCGCTGCAATCTCATACCAATGTGGAGTGTCGCCTCGTTGAACCCAGATAATTTGGGCATTTTGTGATCTTAATGATTTAATTTCGTTTGGAAATCTACAATCTGTAATCACAATATCATCGTTGCTTTGTCTTAGTTTATTCTCTAGACTAGCAATCCACATGTCGTCGTGAAAACTGTTTCTGATAACTTCAGTCCCCCAATATTGAAGAATATGTCTAGGGGTTATATCTTTGCCCAATCGCTGACTCCACCATTCGTCTCGTTTTTCCCTCCAAGCTCTGCTTTCGTTGGTACGACCCTCAAGCATGATTCGATCCCAACCAAATACCGCTGCCACAGCATCCTTAAGACTGTTGGCAAAACTTTCTCTGCGATAGCCGTGGAAATTTACCAAATAGTCTGCTATTGTATCTTTACCTGAACCTATAAAACCGCAAATGCCTATAATCATTTATTCTGTAACCTCATAAGGAACCTTAAGAGATCTATCATTATCTACTTGATGCCACTTTAGCACAGGGCAGCGAGCTCTAGCCAATGAAACTTTTGCGGGCATAAAACATTTGCACTTCTTACAAATTTTTAAGTTTTCCTGGAAATGCTCGCATGACTTGCAGATTTCATATCTTATCTGGGCATGTTCTTTACTAGCCAATAGAATCACAAATTTCTCCTAGGGAGTTACAGTTTATAAAAAAAATTGGGTTATGTCAACGATTAACCAATTACAAAGGTCAATGGTGTGCCGCCGTCTTTGTAATTAATTAAGTCTTGCTCTAAAGCATCAATTTCGGCTTTGCCTTCGCCTTTTAATTGAGTTCCGTTTAGACTTGTTCCACCCTGTGGGCTAGCGATAGTATTAAATTTTTCACGAGCTTCACCAAGCATCATTTTACAGGTAGCAAGAGTATAATCTCGTAGCCATTGTCCGGCAAATGTATCGCTTAAAAGGTTAAAATCTGGGCGATGATTATCTATCCAAAGTAGAACTTCTTCTTGCCCACGAGGGCGTTGGTCTATAGTTAGTAACTTTGTGGTTTTATTAAACTGAAAGTTAATTTCACTACCAAACATTTTACCAACCATTTTTTGATAGCTAGCAAACGCAAAATATGTAGCGAGACCACCCATATTTGTACTGGTTAACAAATATGTGTTACTGTAAGCTAGGTTGAATGGTTCAAATAAACTGCCTCCGTCGCCGCCACCAGTTCTGCTACCAATACTGCGACGATAGATTCTCCGTACATTTTCGATTTCGGGAGCTAAAACATACTGATTTTGGTCGACAGCTAAAGTTAGAAAAGCAAAACTTTCTTCTACACTGTTGCTACTGCGCTGTCTAAACTTTCGAAAAGCTCGGTCAAGAGCTGTGTTGTAATGTTTAGGGTCAAGCTCAACATCGATCATGCCGTCACCTAGCATGTCTTTAACATAGTCAATAACTTTTTGGCGTTCGTTTTCGGAGTCAGTCATACGGATATTTATCCATAAATATAACACTATGCCAAGACTATCGCTTTACAAACCGGAAAAAGGTGCGGATTTTAAGTTTATAGATCGTGTTGTAAATGAGCAATTCCAAGTCGGCGGAACTGACATTTATGTTCACAAATATCTAGGACCTGTAAACCCGGCCGAAGGGGAAGCAACTCCTTCTGTACCTAATAATTCTTTTGACATTCCTGAACTAGGAATTCAAGATGTATTATTGATGGAAAACAGAGACCGACACTATGAACCAGACATCTATATCATTAGAGGCATTTACGACATGCAGGATATAGATTTTAATCTAAGTCAGTTTGGTTTATTTTTGCAGAATGATACAATTTTTTTACATTTTCACTTGCACTCTCATTTTGAAGCGTTAGGTCGAAAAATTATGGCTGGAGATGTACTAGAACTTCCTCATAAAAAAGATGAATATGCTCTTGACGATAGTCTTTATGCTCTTAAGCGATTTTATGTTGTGCAGGATGTAACAAGACCGGCAAAAGGATTCAGCCAGACTTGGTATCCCCATTTAGTTCGTGCTAAATGTGTGCCTTTAGTAGATAGTCAAGAATTTAAAGAAATTTTAGATAGCGAAAACAGTGATGGTAGCACTCTGCGAGATTTAATTTCTACCTATAACAAGAGTATTGAAACAAACAATCAAGTATTAGTACAGGCAATAGCAGATGTACCAAGAAGTGGGTACAACACTTCAAATTTATACACTATTCCGCGTCATAGCACTAGTACTCAACAGGTCGCTGTTAGTGATGTTACTAACGACCTAAATGATGTTAGTATGGACATTGACGAAAACGGCAACAGACCACCTATTGATGCTGCCGCTGTATTACAGAGCAGCGATTTACAGATGTATGTTGGGTACCTCACAGGCACTGGATTGCCACCAAACGGAGCACCATACGGTTTTGGAATTTATTTTCCACCAGCACCTATAAATGGTTCTTTTTTCCTTAGAACAGATTATCTACCAAATAGGTTATTTAGATATGACGGTAAAAGATGGGTAGCGTACCAAGATCGTGTACGAATGACACTTAATCAATTTGGTACTCAAGATATTTCTACAGGAACATTTACCGGATCTGATATCAGACAAAATCAAAAGAGCACATTTATTAATAACAGCAATACCTCTACTATAGCAGGTAAGATTGTTCCTGAAAAGCAGGCCTTAAGTAAGGCATTGAAACCAAAGGCAGATTACTAATGGATTATTTTTATGATGGGCAGGTAAGAAGATACCTAGCACAATTTATGCGAATAATGAGTAACTTTAGCTACAAAGATGCTAAAGGAAAACTTGTACAGGTGCCAGTTCGCTATGGCGATATGAACAGGCAAGTAGCACAGATTATCAATAAAAATACTGAGAATGTCATGCCAACTGTACCTTTTATCAGTTGCTATATTGACAATATTAATTTTGATAGAAATAGATTACAAGACCCTACCTTTATCAGCACTGTGAATATTCGCGAAATGGAATACGATGAACAGGGTAATCAATACTTAAATCAACAAGGTAGTAACTACACAGTTGAAAGAATTATGCCCTGTCCTCATGAGATTACATTCCATGTGGAAATATGGACCAGTAACACTGATCAAAAATTACAAATTTGGGAACAAATAGCGGTATTGTTTAATCCTAGCATGGAATTACAGACTACAGACAACTATATTGACTGGACCAGTTTAAGCGTTTTAACATTAGATAATCAGGTATGGAGTAATAGAAGTATACCTCAGGGGACGGAACAAGACATTGATATCTTAAAAATGGTGTTCAAGGCTCCTATCTGGATTACTCCTCCAGCTAAGGTTAAAAAGTTAGGAATTATTACAAAAATTGTATCCGATGTTCATTCTATAGCGGCAGGAATTTTAAGTGAAGAAAATACTCATGTTGGAGCATTAATTAGCTTTGGTGACCAGGCAACACGAGTATTAGTTACACCCGGAAACTACAGTTTGCTGGTTACAAATAACAGTGCTGTACTGGTTAACTCAAACAGCAAAGGCGACGAACTTGATACCACTGATCCGCGAAACATTGCTTCTTGGTATAAATTATTAGATTTTTACCCAGGAAAATTCAAGGCAGGATTAAGTCAGTTAAGATTGACCAAACCCAGTGGTGGTGAAATCGTAGCCTATGTAAGTGTTGATCCATTAGACGACACTAGGATGATTCTTAATTTTGACGAAGAAACAATGGCATCAAATACTGTAATTGCCGGAAGAACAACAGTTGACGCAATTATTAACCCTGAAACCTATAATCCATTAGGAGTTGCGGCAGGAACTAGATTCTTGATCTTAGATGATATTAATAAAAATTTAGATACACCAAATTATACAGGACCGCTAGCATGGAAAAATTCTCACGGTACTGATTTTAAGGCCAATGCCAACGACATTATCGAATGGGACGGGCAGCAATGGAATATCTTGTTCGATTCAACTAATGTGTCTACACTTACCTATATAACTAATTCTTATACAGGAGTTCAGTATAAGTGGGAAGATCAAGTTTGGTCAAAGAGTTACGAAGGACTGTATAATAGAGAGCTTTGGCGTTTGATACTATGAGTCAAATAATTTGTAGCGGTGGATTATTTTTATCTTCGCACACAAAAAGATTTTTGTTTTTATTAAGAAGTCACGGTAAGACAGCCGGTACTTGGGGATTCGTTGGCGGTCGCAAAGAGCCTCACGATTTAACTCCATACGAAGCATTAAAAAGAGAAACTGAAGAAGAAATTGGTACCGTTAAAGGTATTAAAAAAACTATTCCTCTAGAATTGTTTACCAGCGACGATCAAAAGTTTCAATATCATACCTATGTGGTTATTGTCGAATATGAGTTTGTTCCGCAACTAAATGACGAACATTCAGGATATGCCTGGTGTAGCTATGAGTGTTGGCCAAGACCCTTACATCAGGGCGTAAAAAATAGCCTTAACAGTAAAACTATTAAGGCTAAATTAGAACTCTTACTAGAGTTAATTTAAATTATTGTAAGTTTACAGTTGAAACTTTGGGTCCGCCATCAAGACCGTTTTGTTGACCTGGTTGTTGCTGAGACTGTTGAAGCTGAGCTGTAGCCTGACCTCTTACGACATCAACAACTGGTGCGCTAGTTTCATAGGGAAGTTTAATTAATCCCATAATTACAACATTTAACTCATCGATAGACAAGTTTAAATTCACGCGAGCTTGTTGCTGTCCTTGCGGTTGAGCGTTTGATTGTGGTAACGGTGTTCCTTGCATAAAATGCCTCCTAATATCTTTCTATTTAACGATTAATTAGCCGCCGATTGGTGGATCTTGAACTGGTGGCCCACTAGGAGAGCTAACAACAGACATTGGATCCGGAGGGTTGTAACGCTCCGATTCTGGCACCCACGGTAGCTCTTTGTCGTTAACTTGAACCTCGGTAACTGTTTTAGCCATGATGGCTTTGGCAATTTGCTCGTTAACATGTCGTTCATATTCGCCAACAACAACAGGCTTTACCCATGATAGTACCTGCTCTTCAGTAAGCTGATCATATGGTGTAAAATTGTTGGTATCTAAATTTTTAACATCAATAGGTGTGGCTCCTTGGAATTCACCTGTATTACCGTTTTCGTCGGTTCCGATTTTTTTCCAATAGGTTTGAAAGACAACATGATCGGTGTTTTGCCACGCATCGTATTTTTTAAGACCTGTTAACTTCCATGTATATGTGATTGCCATTTAATAATCTCCTGGGCTAATTTTATTTTATTTATGCTTGATTTGACCACACAACTTTTTGAGCAGACCATTTACCTTCTGGGCAAAATTCTGATTTTAATCTAATCTTAAGTTGAATTACGCATTTACAAACTTGGCATACTCCAAACTTATTTTTGTCGCAAATGTTACAATTTGACATTCTAAAATTAACTGTTTTTTCTTCAGCAAACTCGGGCCAAATTTTGTTCATGCTTTTCCTTTTTTGGCAGCAATTTTATTTCTAATATTTTCTTCAATTTTGCGTTCGGGCTGAGAAGCTACCAAGGTTTTCACCCAGTCAAGGATCTGTTCCTTGGTTAATAAATCGTGTGGAATGAATGCATTTTTTTCTAGGCGGTTAGGGTCCCAAATCACTGTACTTTTATATTCATCTTTGTTTCCATCCTCGTCAGTACCAATAATTTTCCAATCTGCATGAATTACTACATCGTTGTACGGCGGAAATGCCGCTTTTTTATATCCGAGAAGATACCATTCGTATGTTAAGGCCATAATTGTTTGTCCTTGTTTATTGTTTACTTATAGTTTGTGTCTATCTAACAATATCTTTTTGAGTTCTTCAATCTCATCTTGTTGATGCTTAACCACTTCAATTAACAATGGTACGATTTTTTCTAGCTGAACGGTTAAGTAATTTTCGCCACTTTCAGATTTTCCTTCTTCTCCGGTATCAAACGGGGCAGGTTTGATTGCCATCGGAATTACCGCTTGAACTTCCTGAGCAATTACACCAATATCATGGCGGTCAATTGGGTTAAATCCGAGGTCATCGACCCAATCGTGCCAGTCAAAGTATACGCCGCGTAGTTGACGAATCATTTCAACAGGATTTTCAATAGTTTTTATATTTTTCTTTAGTCTTTGATCCGATGAATAAGCTGTGATATTACCAGCAGCGTACATATTACCACTCATGTCTAACTGCCAACGATTTGAGCTTGCCGACCACCCACCGATACGAATAACGTTATCCGCATCTAATCCCATGTTAACAGCATAGTAACCGCCTTTATGGAAGGCAAACATAGCGGCATAGTTACTGGGACTATAGAAGTATGGACCGTATCCTCCGCCCCCACCGCTATAATACAAACCGATTTGGTACAATGAAGCACTCTGAGCGTTGTATGCTTCTATATAGTTTGTACCGATACTATTAGATCTCATAAAACCGTTAAGATCCGCATAATAACCAGTATTATCATAATCGTAGAATATTGGCGCTCTTAAAGAACTTGTATGGTGGAACTGGTCCGACGACAGCTGAGCATATCTGCTCCAACTGTTATTGTCCCATGTACTTCCCCAGTAAAACTGTATTGAACTTCCACTGTCATGGTGAATTAGCCATTTGTTATTGCCATTAGTACTGCGAAGACAAATCGAAGGATAAGTGCCAGTGATACTGAGGCTTTCAGTTCCGTAATCACCGCTACCCCAGTTACCGTTAATTCGCAAATACCATATACGGCTGGTACTATTAGGGTCAACAAAATAACCTGTGTTATCACTGTCGTATAAAATAGTTGCGTAGAAACTATAGCTATAATTGTTTATACCGTAGAAAGCAAAGTTTTGCCAGCTGCCAGGATAAGGCCAGCTTGGACGGAACCATACGCTGGTACTGCCGCCACCGTTAACCATTTGCCAACCGTATCCGTAACCACCATACGGTGTATAATGCCACGACTGAATCCCTTCAAAGTGACTGGTACTAGGTGGAAAGTTATTGCCAGTACCTACGCTCCAACTATCAAAGAAACCGTTACCCCAACTCATAATGGTGTTGGCATCATTGGCGCCCCATCCCATGGTACCGGTCCAGTAGTTGCTATCGCCAATGTAATCACTACGAGGAGTGTTCCATTTAGCCGTTAAGCCAATGCGATCTTTGGTACGACTGGTTACATAATTTAAGTTGGTATAACTATTCGGGTCAGTATAGTAACCTGTGTCATTATAATCGTAGGAGATCGGAATATAAGAGTTAGAGCTACTGACAAGAGGTCCGTTAGTCCATATACCACCGCCCATGTGGAAGCGAGTATATGTGCCGCCGTTTTCTTTTACTACCACACAGTGGTCTGTTCCAATATAGGGACTACTGCTGTATTGATAGCCTAGCCCATACATGTTACCTAGCGGCCAGCTTTCACCGATTGTCCAAATAACCTTTTCAGCAGTACCAGACGCATTATAGTCGCCCATGATACCACCTTGGTTATAGATGGCTACATAGTTGTAATTATAAGTACGTCCTTGGAAGTTGGCTGCGTTAAAGTTACTGGTACTTGCAGGGTCGACGTAATAACCTGTGTTGTTTCTATCATAATAGATATAAGCACGAACATCATAGAAATAAACTTGGTCGTCCTGTCTAACATACTGGTTCATGTTAGCAGCATAGGGGTCGTCATAGACAGTTAAGAATCTTGTCCAGTTAGTCCAGTTAGAGCAGCAGTCACGCAGGCTACGCCAGTAGATACCACTAGGGTTACCACCGTTGACCCAGTTAGCAATAATTTCAGCTGAGCCGCCGGCTCCATACCCCCAGCCAAAACCTGTACCATAGTACACAGGTGTAATGTTGGTATTACCATAGGTATGATAAGTGTACATACCATAATATGGGAAATTTCGATCGCTGGTTGTACCACTTATAGGATTACCGTTACTTGCGTATACAATGTAAGGCGTAACATATCTTGAATAACCGCTGATATTGCCTGAAATTTGCTGATTAACAGTTAAGGCATATAGGTTAGTAGTTGAGTTAGGATCTACATAATAACCTGTATTGTCATAATCGTAGAAAATTGGTGAACGAACACTACCATAAGGTGCGTAAATTATTCTGGCAGCAGCATAATCGCCGTCGCTGCCAAAGATATGGTGAATACCTTGATTAGTACTTCTAATTAAGAGGTAGTCAATTGTACCATCTTGGCCGCCCCAACCGTTTAAAGGAGCACTGAATACACTATTACGTCCATCATCACCTACATAAATTGCTAATGCTGTTACGTTACTCTGAATATACTGACCAACAATGAATTGCGGATCGCTGTTATATGTATTTCCAGAAGCACCATTAAAATAAAGTGCTCCTGCTACACCACCGCCCTGCATGTTAAAGACATTAACATTGCTGGTTCCATTCATGTCAATATAGTAACCGGTGTTATCGTAGTCATACATGAATGGAACATAAGTTGTTCTGAATAAGTAGACATTGTCTCCACTATAACCAAACGCTGCCTGAATATTTCCTGTGTTAATATTCCATATACTGGTACCGTAGTCGTAGCTCTGATGTGCTCTTAGTCTAATACCTGTATAGAAGTGAACATGTAACGGTTGTGTCCAACCACCTGCTGGCTTACCAATATAGTAATTTAGGTCGCCATCGGTGTGGAAGTTAATAGTCAATCTGTTGCTGGTACTTACACTACCGTTACCAATGAATAGTGCTGTCCCGCCGTTGTTTTCTGTGTTTAGTTGATAGAAGAAGCTTTGGCCAGCTGGGTTGGCGTAATAACCTGTATTATCGTAGTCGTAAAAGATTGGCGAACGTAAACTTCCACTATAGGCAGCACCGGCAAATCCTCCACTACCATAGAAGAATATTGGATTATTGTTGGCATAGATCCAGCTTTGACCTTGACCGGTCATGGCACTCAACCATAAGAATCCCGATGAGTTATTATCTTGGATCTGTAAAGCCGGTGACCATGGTCCTGGATAGCTTCCAAAGTTAATTTCACCTTGTCCGTCTTGTTTGATAGTTAAGGCACGAGTTCCACTGCTTGAACCATCGGTGTTAACTTTTAAATATTTTATATTTGTAGTACTGTTAGGATCAAGATAATAATTGGTATTATCTTGATCGTAGAAGATTGGGGCTCGCATACTTGAAGTAGCTACCCAAATACCGTTGTTCAAGATCCAACCTGCGTTAAAACCAGTGCCAAAGTTAGTACCTCCAGCACCTCTTCTGAACACCCAGCCGCGGCCATCGGTGTCCATAATAAACCAAGTATTGTATCCGTCACCATTGCCAGTTGGGTTACTAAAATAACCTCCGCTAGCCTTAAAACCTATCGACGATGTAGTTGAATTTCCTGAGCCCCAGAAGAAAATTTGGTTACTTGTATCTGTACTACTACTGTCGCCACGAATAGCAACCCCATACATCGATGATATACTATTAGCATCTACATAGTAACCGGTATTATCTAAGTCGTACCAGACAGGTGCTCTTACGCTTGCCCCAGATGTAATAATATCTGTGGTATATAAGGTTGTGTTTGGTGTAAAATCGGCAATGTTTGTAGCACTAGGTGTTGAAAAAATATAGATAGCACCGTAACCAGCACTAACACTCGGACTGGTTGTAGCAATTCTTGGCCAATCTGTAGATACATAGGTATAGTATTGAGCATAGTACCTTACATCAACATAAATTGGTAGATAATAAATGTTGCCACTATACTGAACAGGAGTACCTGTGGTAACCTGTGCCCATCGTCCATAAGGAGCATTACCGGCAACCATATGACAGGTAACACTTGTTCCGTGATAACCAACCATCCAAACTTGATAATCATTACCTGTATAGTAATAAT